TTTATGGTTAAAGCTGCGCAGATTCCTGCCTCTACTCTTGGCGTTATCGAAATTCCATATTTCGGACGTCAGATTAAGGTCGCAGGGAACCGCACTTATGCTGAATGGTCACCGATTATTATCAACGACGAAGACTTTGCTATCCGCAATGCTATGGAACAGTGGTCAAACTCTATCAACTCTGCTCAAGGAAACTTGAACACAGCTGGCGGTTCAGCTCCTAGCTTGTATAAGTCTAATGCTCAAGTTACGCAGTTCGGTAAAGATGGTTCTATTCTTCGTGTATATAACTTTGTCGGTATTTACCCAACTGAAGTTGCCGCAATTGACCTTGCTTGGGATAGTGAAGCTATCCAAGAGTTTGGTGTTACCTTCCAGTACGATTACTGGGAAGTGAGCGGCGGTACTACCGGCACAGCTGGCGGTATCTAATCCTAAAATGTGAATATGGGGCGGGCATAAATACTATGACGCCCCACTTATTATTCAGGATAAACAATAATGGCTATTGAACTTTTCGGCTTTCAGATAGGACGCAAAGAAGAAGATCTACCGGTATCGGTACAATCCTTTGCGCCGCCAACTAATCTTGACGGCACGTTAGAGGTAAACGAGGGCGGTGCTTTTGGCACTACAGTTGACCTTGACGGAACATCTAAAAATGAAGCTGCTCTGATTACAAAATATCGCGAAATGGCTCGCCAAAGCGAGTGCGATAAAGCTATTGATGACGTATGCAACGAAGCTATTGTATATGATGAAAGTGAGCCTCCGGTCAGCGTTGTCTTAGATCATGTTGATCTGCCAGAAGCAATCAAGAAAAGAGTTCGAGAAGAGTTTGAAACTATCTTGGACTTACTAGATTTCAACAGTCGCGGCTATGATGTATTCCGCAATTGGTATGTTGATGGTCGATTGTACTATCACATTATGATCGACACCAAAAATACCAAGTCTGGCATTCAGGAGTTGAGATACATCGATCCTCGCACAATTAAAAAGATGCGAGTGGAGAAACGGGATCAGCAATTAGTTGCGGGATCTCGTGAAGTTACCGCTAAGAAATATGTTGAATTTTATATATATTCGCCTAAAGGTGTCCAAACTGGACAGCAGGGCGTGAAAATCTCAACCGACTCTATCGCTCATGTGCATAGTGGTGTTTTAGACGAAAACAATAAAATGGTAGTTGGACATCTTGACAAAGCCGTCAAGCCTTTGAACCAGCTCCGTATGCTTGAAGATGCTACTGTTATCTATCGCCTCGCGCGAGCGCCAGAGCGAAGAATCTTCTATATTGATGTTGGTAACTTGCCGAAGCATAAAGCCGAGCAGTATCTGCGCGATATGATGGTCAAGCATAAAAATAAGTTAGTGTATGACGCTAACACCGGCGCGGTCAACGATTCTCGTAAACACCTGACTATGCTGGAAGATTATTGGCTTCCTCGCAGAGAAGGTAGCAGCGGAACTGAAATTACTACCTTGCCTGGTGGACAAAACCTTGGCGAGATGGACGATGTTCAATACTTCCGTAGAAAAATGTACGAGTCTTTGAACGTTCCAGTATCAAGGCTCGAGTCTGACGGACAATTCAACCTTGGTAGGTCGTCAGAAATTACTCGCGATGAACTCAAATTCTCAAAATTTGTCGCTAGATTAAGAAACCGTTTCTCTGAACTGTTCGTCATACTTCTCGAAAAACAGCTACTTTTGAAGGGCGTTATTTCCAGATCTGAATGGTTCGATATGAGGAAGAACATTAAGTTCGACTTTATTGAAGATAATCACTTCACCGAACTGAAGAATTCCGAAGTTTTGAGAGAAAGGTTGTCGCTTCTACAAGATGTCGACCAATTTGCAGGCAAGTATTTCTCAGAGGCTTGGATTCGTAAGAATGTCTTGCTGCAATCAGATGAAGAGATTGAAGAGATCGACGCCGAAATTGAAGAAGAGATTCCGGAAGACGCAGAAGCCCAAGACGATATTGAGTAAGCAATTATACAATTAGTATAAATAATATATTGGAGATTAATATGAATGATGCAGAAGTATACACCACTGTCGATGCTGTTAATATGGCAGCGGATGGAAACGTGAATGGATTTAAGGGCGCTATCGGTAGCATCCTAATGGATAAAATCTCAGACGCAATACAAATTAAAAAATTTGAAGTTCAGAACAACTTCATGGGAACTCAAGAAACAGCAGGGGAATAGCAATGGCTATCAAAAGATTCAAGGCGTATGTAACTGAAGCAGCTTCTGGCGCGCGACCGCAAGACAGCGCTGTAGAAGGCGACAAGTTGGAGCCTCGCGCCGAAGGCGAAAAGAACTTTAAAGCGAAGCATAAAATTGAAGTCACTAAGCACCCAGTTGCTGGCGACCACCAATTTAATGGCGACCGCGCAGAAATCACTGAAGAAAAGTACCTGAACCAAAAAGGTACTGGCGAGTCTGATGATGGGTATGCCGATGCTGGTCTTTTTGACAAAGCAACGGCTGCTAAGCTCGCAAAAAAGCATAAAGGTAAGGCTGTGAAAGACGCTGGCGGCAAATTCCTAGTACAACTAGACGAAGACGACATGGAAGACGAGGAAGACGAGGAACTCGAAGAAGCGGATCAAACTTTTGAATTAGTAGATATGGACAAATCAACTGCCGCAACAGCCGAGAAACTTGCTAAAAAGTTTAAATTGAATGTCAAAGTGACTAAAAATAAACACGGCTTGTCCGACGTCGATGTGACTGGTTCAACCGCGAATATAAAGAAATTTTTGAATTCTCTTCCTCAAGAATCAGTACAAGAATCTGAAGAAGACGAAGAACTCACCGAAGGCGCAGTTGTTGATCAACTAAAGGATATCGTTTCTAAGAAATCTGCCAAAAAAGTTAAGTTTGGTAATGGCAAATCTGAAGAGATTGATATGACCACTGCCGCCGCCTTGTTGAATATGCTAGAAAAGTTGAACCCAGCTAATAAATCGAAGGCTGAGAAAATGTTGGAGAAATCCCCCGAGGGAATGTTCCAGCTTCTTGATGTCGCGTTTGGTGGCAAATAATGAAAGTATTAGGCGCAGCTGTACAACTAGCCACTGCTACAACTAAATTACAAACAGCCGCAGCTGTGCACATTGGCAACACCGCCGATAGCGTCCTAGCAATAACTATCAGGAACGCTGCCGATGATGCTGATGTTGGTAGCATTTATGTTGGGGCGAAGGGCCAAATACAAATAACATTGGGCAACGGTCAGGGAATTAGAGGTGCTACCACCTTCTACGCTTCCCCGATCGCGCTATCTGGAATCTAAGGGAAATAAGATGAAACTTATCTGCGAAGTGAACGAAGATATCAATTATATCACCGAAGCCAAAGATGAAACCGGCAAGAAATCATACTTCATCGAAGGTGTATTTTTACAAGGCGATATCAAAAACCGCAATGGCCGAGTTTACCCTGCAGAGGTTTTGGACAAAGAGATAAATAGGTATACTAAAGAGTATGTCAACAAAAACCGCGCATACGGCGAGTTGGGACACCCTCAAGGACCAAGTATCAATCTCGAGCGCGTGTCGCACATGATAACTAAGTTGGAGCGTGATGGTTCTAACTTTATGGGTCGCGCTAAAATTATGACAGAAACACCTTACGGCGCTATAGTTAAATCGTTGATGGACGAAGGCGCGCAGTTGGGCGTATCGTCTCGCGGTATGGGTTCTGTCAAACAAAATGGAAAGGGCGTTGCTGAAGTGCAGAGCGATTTCTACCTTGCTACAGCTGCCGATATTGTTGCGGATCCTTCTGCTCCTGACGCATTTGTCCGAGGCATCATGGAAGGTAAGGAATGGGTTTGGGAAAACGGCATCATCCGAGAAGCTACCATTGCCAATTACGAGAATACGATCAAGAAAGCGTCAATTAGAGAGCTTGAAGAAGCTAAATTGAAGGTTTTTGAAGATTTTATCTCTAGATTATAAATTTTATAAATAGAACGTATAACACCAATTATAAGGAGAAATTCATGTCTGATAATAAGCATGGGGAAGAAGTCGAAGAAGTAATCATCGACAAAGCCCTGGAAGAAGAAAAGGCGGAAAAGGAAGTAGACGGCGAAGCCGCCGCTGCCGAAGTTGCTGCCACGATTAAAAAATCTGCCCCTGCGCAGACTGCATTACCTAAGACTAAAGTTGGCATGATCAACGCTATGATGGATGCTGTTAAAGGCATGAAGAAAGATGATCTTTCCGCATCATACGGTTCGGTTATGGCTGCTATGAAAGTTGAAGGTTTTGAATCTGAAGAAGAAGTTGTTAAAGAAGCTACACAATCAATCAAAGAAATTCGCCAAATCAGCGCAAAGGATATTTCAATTGCTGAAGACGTAGAAGCTATGTTTGGTGGTGAAGATCTTTCTGAAGACTTCGTTGGTAAAGCCACTACAATTTTTGAAGCTGCTGTCGTTTCTAAAGTCAACGAGATTCTCGAATCTGTTACTGTTGATTTTGAAGCTGAACTCGAAGCTGAAAAAGTACAAATCGTCGAGCAGTTATCCACACAAGTTGACTCATACCTTGAGTATGTTGCAGAAGAGTGGATGAAAGAGAATGAGCTAGCAGTCGAGCAAGGCATCCGTTCTGAGATTGTTGAGAACTTTATGTCTGGTCTACGCAACCTGTTCACCGAAAACTATATCGACATTCCAGAAGAGAAAGTTGACCTTGTTGATGAGCTTGCCTCTAAGGTTATCGAACTCGAATCTTCAATTAATGAAGAGATGGAAAGAAACATCGAACTCCGTAAAGAGCTAGTCGAATCAAAGCGTTCTGCGATTCTTGCTGGTGCTTGTGGAGATATAACTGAGTCTCAGG